CCCTGCAGGAGCTGATCAGACGCCTTCGCAAGGCAGGCGCAAAGAGCGACTACACCAGAGGCTGCGGAGTTCACATTCACATCGGCGCAGCGGGACACACACCGCAGAGCCTGCGAAACCTCGCAAACCTGATGGCAAGCCACGAAACGCTGATCGCCGAAGCAATCAAGGTTGACAGCAGCCGCATGAACCGCTACTGCAGAACGGTAAACCCGAATTTCCTGCAGCAGCTCAACAAGAAGAAGCCCACCACGATGGCGCAGCTTGCAGACATCTGGTACGGCGCACAGGGATGCGACTACGGCAGAACCCACCACTACAACGACAGCCGCTACCATATGCTCAACCTCCACGCCACCTTCACAAAGGGCACGATTGAATTCCGCCTTTTCCAGTTCGACAAGCCCGCAGGCGGCAAGCAGAACGGGCTTCACGCAGGCAAGCTCAAGAGCTACATTCAGCTTTGCCTCGCAATGAGCCAGATGGCAAAAGACCTGCGCAGCGCAAGCCCGAAGGAACAGCAGAAGGAAAACAAAAAGTTCGCGATGCGGACTTGGCTGATGAGAATGGGCTTCATTGGCGACGAGTTCGCCACCGCAAGAGAAACCCTGACGCAGAACCTTACCGGCGACAACGCCTTCCGATTCGGCAGACCTTAACCGGTCTGCCGCCACGGGCAAGGGCGGCGAAACAGCCGCCCACAGCGCCCCGTGTGGGGCGGGAGTGGTATCCTCCGAGTAACTGCCCCTTTCGGTAAAAAGCCCTGTACGGGGCGCACACGGCGCAAACAGCGGCAAGGCATATTCTACACAAAGAACGGCACATTTTCCCCCGCGATGTTTTGTACATTTAGCGGCTTGCTATTATCCCCGAAAAGAGTTAATATGTGACTACCGGAACGGAAAACGACCGGAAAACAAACACGGAGGAACGAGCAATGAGCAACATCGAATGGGGAACGGAAACCGACAAGAAGCTGGAGCAGATCGCAATGAAAGCGGACTACGCACTGGAACAGCGCGGCGGGCTGGACACCCGCTGGAACGACACCGAGGACTTCCCGGAGGTGAGCGTCTGGGGCATCCGAGAGATGCTCCGCAAGGCATACGAACTGGGCAAGGCGGAAAAGTAACCGCCGCCTTTCCCCACCTGCCGCCTACGGGCGGCTAAGGGTGGTAGAAGGAGACTTCCTTCGGAAAGGACGATTGACATGGAAAAGAAGTACTACCTTGCCTACGGCTCGAACCTGAACATCCGCCAGATGCGGTACCGCTGCCCGACCGCCAAGCCCATCGGCATCACGGTGATCCCCGACTACCAGTTGCTTTACAAGGGCAGCAAGACCGGCGCGTACCTGACCATCGAACCGAAGAAGAACGGCATCGTTCCGATTGCGGTCTGGGAGGTCACCGCCGACGACGAGAAGCGGCTGGACGCCTACGAGGGCTGCCCGACCTTCTACTACAAGAAGGAAGTCCGCCTGCCGGTGAAGCTGGCAAGCGGCAAGACCAAGAAGCTGACCGCCTTCGTGTACATCATGCACGAGGAACGCAGCCTCGGCATTCCGTCGCTTGCCTACATCCGCACCTGCGAGGAAGGCTACCGGAACTTCGGCTTCGACACCAAGTTCCTCGATGCCGCCTACGAGATCAGTGCAAAGGAGGTACAGCGATGAAAGACCGCAACAACGTGCCTCGCGTCTGCCCGAAATGCGGGCAGGCGTACACCGCACGACCAGCTCTTTCCCGCGTGGATAACAGCCCGATCTGCCCCGATTGCGGAACGCGTGAGGCACTTGAAAGCATCGGCGTCGGACGCGAGGAACAGGACAAGATTCTCGGCATCATCCACGAGAAGTACGAAGGCGAAGAATAAGGCGCACAGAGCCGCCACGTTGCAACGTGTGGCGCGGGACGGGTATCCTCCAAACGGTATCCCTTTCGGTAACCCGCCCCACACAGGGCGCGTGTGCGGCTCTCTTGCGATGTACAATTCAACGGCTGTTCCGCCGCGATGTTTGTCACATTTATTTTGCCGATATTGCTTGATATATCCTCGGTTCAGAGTTAATATGTCACTACCGCAGGAGAAGCGGAATAAACACAAAGGAGCATTCACATGAACATTTTAGTTGTTGAACCGGGCAAGCGCCCCTACGCAAAGGAGATCAGCGGAGAGCTTGAAAGCCTGCAGCAGACGGTCGGCGGATACATTCAGGCGATTTACCCCTTCGACGATCCGGTCGCGCTGGTGTGCGAGGAGGAAGCCCTCTACCATCCGGAGCAGAAGTGGAACCGCCCGATCAAGGGCTACGGCGTCATCAAGGGAACCTTCTTCCTTTGCGGCTTGGGCGAGGATGACTTCACCGACCTGCCGCAGGAGCTGACCGAGAAATACACGGAGTTCTTCCGGCAGGCATACGATTTCGTACTGGTCGGCAACATCCTGATGCCGATCCCCCTCGGCGAATAACAGAAAAGCGGCGGGTGTAATATACACAACACCCGCCGCACATTTTCCCCGTATCTTCTGTAGTTTTAGCGGCTTGCTATTATGTGCTTTTAGAGTTAATATGTACACAACGGAAGGGCAAAGCCCACCGGAAACTACGAAACACGGAGGAAAAAACAATGATCAGCTACGGATTGGCAAAGGCAAGAGCGATGGCAGGCAGAGACGACTGGAACGAGCGCGAGGCAATCAAGAGCGCCACGATCCTTTGGTACGACACCGAGGACGAGGGCTACGAGCTGGAGATCGAGAACGAGGACGACCTCGACGCAGAGGACTTCAGGGCTTGGGTTGAGGAGAACGCCGACAGCCTTGCGCAGGAGGACGCCGCCGCAAACGGAACGACCTTCGAGGGCATCGAGGAGATCGAGTACGAAACCGAATGGATCGACGACGATGCCCTTTTTGACGAAGACTACGCAGCCGCCTGCGAAAGCGAATGGGAATGGATGACCGGCAGATGAGCCGGTCGCCCCACCGGGGCGGCACAGCGCCGCCCTGTGCGCGGGCAGCAGGTTCCGCGCAAACGGATGCCAGCAGAAATAGCGCCCCACACAGCGCATTTACGCGGCTCCTGCGGCGGGGCGTAAAGTACACAAACAGGCGAAAAATACCGCAGCGATCATTGTTATTACTCACACTTGATATATCCGCCGTTTAGAGTTAATATGTGTACAACGGAAGGGCAAAGCCCACCGAAAACTACGAAAAACGGAGGAAAAGAATATGTGGCATGAAGGTACGATCGGAGTTCCGAAGGGCAACGGAAAGTACACGGTGGTTCACTACTGGGTGAAAGCCTACGAAGAAGGCAGTCAGTACGGAATCGACGGCGGCAGGATCAGCAAGGCAACGCTGAAGATCAGCGGCGAGGTTGTTTACAACTACGACCGGGGGCTGGATGTTCCGCCGCAGAATGAGGCAGCGGAAATGGCACTGGCGATTCTGATGCACGAGTACAACTAAAACAAAAGGGCGGCAACCGGAAGGAAGCCGCCTTTCTCTTTGAGGGGGGTGAGGCATTGCGAAAGCTGAAAGATTATACACCGACCAAGTTCATGGCGGAGGATTCCCATTACGATAAAGCCGCCGCCGATTATGCGGTGCGGTTCATCGAGTGCCTCGCCCACACGAAAGGTACATGGGCAGGAAAGCCGTTCGAGCTGATCGATTGGCAGGAGCGCATCATCCGCGACTTGTTCGGTGTCATCAAGCCCAACGGCTACCGGCAGTTCAACACGGCATACATAGAGATTCCGAAAAAGAACGGAAAGTCGGAGCTTGCTGCTGCGGTCGCTCTGCTGCTTACCTGCGGCGACGGCGAGGAACGTGCCGAGGTGTACGGCTGCGCTGCCGACCGGCAGCAGGCGGCGATTGTGTTCGATGTCGCCGCTGACATGATACGAATGTGTCCTGCGCTGAATAAGCGAGTGAAGATACTGACTTCGCAGAAGCGCATCGTGTACGTCCCGACCAACTCCTTCTATCAGGTGCTTTCCGCCGAGGCGTACAGCAAGCACGGCTTCAATATCCACGGAGTCGTGTTCGATGAGCTGCACACGCAGCCCAACCGGAAGCTGTTTGACGTTATGACGAAAGGCTCCGGCGATGCACGAATGCAGCCGCTGTATTTCCTGATCACGACGGCAGGCACGGACACCAATTCCATCTGCTACGAGCAGCACCAGAAGGCGCAGGACATTCTCGAAGGGCGCAAGATCGACAAGACCTTCTATCCTGTCATCTACGGCGCTCCCGATGATGCCGACTGGACTTCTCCGGAGGTCTGGAAAAACTCAAATCCATCGCTGGGTGAGACTATCGGCATGGACAAGGTGGAAGCCGCCTGCGAATCCGCCAAGCAGAATCCCGGCGAAGAAAACGCCTTCCGACAGCTCCGTCTGAATCAATGGGTGAAGCAGACCGTCCGCTGGATGCCGATGCACAAATGGGACGCCTGCAAGGTTGATTTTGACGAATCGCTACTGGAAGGGCGTGTATGTTATGGCGGTCTCGACCTCTCGTCCACGACGGATATCACTGCTTTCGTGCTGGTGTTTCCGCCGACCGATGAGGACGACCATTATTATATTCTGCCGTATTTCTGGCTGCCGGAGGAAACGCTTGACCTCCGTGTCCGGCGCGACCATGTGCCGTATGACCTCTGGCAGCGGCAAGGCTTTCTGATGACGACCGAGGGCAACGTCGTTCACTACGGCTTCATCGAAAACTTCATCGACGAACTGGGTACACGGTTCAATATCCGGGAGATCGCCTTCGACCGCTGGGGCGCAGTGCAAATGTCACAGAACCTTGAGGGGCTGGGCTTCACGCTGGTGCAGTTCGGTCAGGGCTACCGTGATATGTCGCCGCCGACCAAAGAGCTGATGAAGCTGACGCTGGAGCAGAAGATCGCCCACAACGGGCATCCGGTGCTGCGCTGGAACATGGACAACATTTTCATCAAGCGTGATCCGGCGGGCAACATCAAGCCCGACAAGGAGAAGTCCACCGAGAAGATCGACGGAACGGTCGCCACGATCATGGCACTCGACCGTGCGATTCGCTGCGGGAATGACACGGGCGACAGCATTTATGACAGCAGGGATATGCTGGTGTTATGATTCGGTATCTATGCTGTTATTGAGAAGGAGTTCTTTTTGTCGCTGTGCTTCTTCTGGATTTCTGCTTTTAAGATATTCAATAATGGAATCTCTGTCAGCATCCGTATCTCCCCACCAGCGATATTGCGATGCACACATTCGTTTAAGAATTGTGGGGCTGTATACTTTTTTCAAACGGAAGTTCTCAATGTATGCAGAACGGGTTATCACTTCGATATATTTTTTCTTGTATCGTGATAACCCAATCACAACAATACTTTCATATCCATCTCCCCATTGAACAGGAGCAAGATACACTTTTGTACCACGAGAAAAATGTTTTGTTCCGTACTTTATTTCATGTTCTTCTCCGTACTCATGTTCTTGGATAACATTTCCAACGAGACACCAACACCAGCTATGACCTTGTTCCATATATTCTTCATATGATTCAATTATGGTGGTTTCATATTTCTGCAAGAATTCCTCATATGATTCGTAATCTTCCGCCTTGCGCGACATAGTGAATAATTCAATCATGGGGCTAACCTCATATCGTATTTTTATGGTTTGGAAAGGAATTACATCTCTTTCATTATATCACACGCCCATACAAAAAGTCAACGAAAGGAGTGATGCACATGGGCATTTTCAGTGGACTGTTCCGGTCAAGGGATAAGCCGAAGGACAGCTACGACAGCCCGTCCTACAGTTATTTCTTCGGACGGACACACGCAGGCAAGCGTGTCAACGACCGCACGGCAATGCAGATCATCGCAGTTTACGCCTGCGTAAGAGTGCTGTCGGAGGCGATCGCACAATTGCCGCTTCACGTCTACCAGTACACAGATAAGGGAAAAGAGCGAGTGCCGAAGCACCCGCTATATTTTTTGCTGCACGACCAGCCCAATCCGGAAATGACCTCTTTCGTGTTCCGGGAAACGCTGATGAGCCACCTGCTGATCTACGGGAACGCCTTTGCACAGATCATCCGCAACGGTCGTGGTGAGGTGCTGGGACTGTATCCGCTGATGCCGGATAAGGTGCGTGTTGACCGTGATAATCGCGGCAGGCTCATTTACCGCTACAGCCGGTACGACGAACACAACCCGAATTTCAAGCAGCAGGGCGAGATTATCCTGCCAATGGAACAGGTGCTGCATATTCCCGGCTTGGGCTTTGACGGTCTGGTCGGATACAGCCCCATTGCAATGGCAAAGAATGCACTCGGTCTTGCGGTCGCCTGTGATGAGTACGGCTCGTCCTTCTTCGCAAACGGTGCTGCACCTTCTGCGGTGCTGGAGCATCCGGGCGTGATCAAGAATCCGGAGCGTGTGCGTGAGGCTTGGCAGCGAGCTTACGGCAGCAGCAATGCGCATAAAACTGCGATCTTGGAAGAGGGCATGAAATACACGCCCATCTCCATTCCCAACAACGAGGCGCAGTTCCTTGAAACCAGAAAGTTTCAGATTGAGGAAATTGCCCGCCTGTACCGTGTGCCGCTGCATATGATCGGCGACCTCGACCATGCTACTTTCAGCAACATCGAGCATCTGTCGCTCGAATTCGTAAAATACACCCTTGATCCGTGGCTGGTGCGCTGGGAACAGGGACTACAGAAGGCGCTTCTTTCGGATTCCGAAAAGGGGCGCTATTTCATTAAATTCAATGTGGAAGGTCTGCTGCGCGGCGATTATGCAAGCCGTATGCAGGGCTATGCGACTGCAAGACAGAACGGCTGGATGTCCGCCAACGATATCCGCGAGCTGGAGGATATGAACGCCATTCCTGAAGAGGAAGGCGGCAATCTGTATCTGGTGAACGGCAGCTTCACAAAGCTGGAGGACGCAGGCGCTTTCGCAGAGAAAGGAGGAAATGCAGATGAATAAGTTCTGGAACTGGGTACGCAATGAAGACACCGGCGCTGCCGAGCTGATCTTCAACGGACCGATTTCGGAAGACACATGGTTCGGCGATGAGATCACGCCTGCCATGTTCCGTAACGAGCTTTCAAAGGTCAGCGGCGATCTCACCGTCTGGCTGAATTCTCCCGGCGGAGATGTATTTGCGGCATCGCAGATCTATACGATGCTCCGCAGTCACAAGGGCAAGGTCACCGTCAAGATCGACGGCATTGCGGCAAGTGCCGCTTCTGTCGTTGCAATGGCTGGCGACGAAACCCTGATCGCACCGACCGGTATGCTGATGATCCACAATCCCTCGACGGTCGCTTTCGGCAATAAGGAAGCGATGCAGAAGGCAATCGAGCTGCTTGACGAGGTGAAGGAAAGCATCATCAACGCATACGAGGAAAAGTCCGGTCTGAGCCGCAGCAAGATCGCCCGCATGATGGACGAGGAAACATGGCTCAATGCGAAAAAGGCGCAGTCCCTCGGACTGGTGGACGGCATTCTTTTTGCAGGCAGCGTTCCTCAGCCGAAGCCGGATGAGGATGAAAAGCCCGATGAAGATACACCGGAGGAGGATGAGCCGAAGGAGGACACCCTCACGGCGATGTCCTATTCCCGTGCAGCAACCATGCAGAGTCTGATGCAGAAGGTCTCTGCAGAACACAAAGGTACACCCGTAGATCAGCTGATGAGTCGGCTGAATCTTCTGAAATACTGATTGGAGGAATGTATAATGACTATTCAGGAACTTCGTGAAAAGAGAGCGAAGGCGTGGGATACTGCCCGCGACTTTCTCGATTCTAAGCGTAACGCAAACGGCCTTCTCTCCGAGGAGGACAGCAAGACCTATGACGCAATGGAAGCAACCATCGTGAATCTCGGCAAGGAGATCCAGCGCATGGAGCGTCAGGCGGAGATCGAGGCGGATATGGCGAAGGCAACATCTGCACCGATTCTCACCACACCTG